GTGAATGGCAACTTTTTTATCATTAACAAATAGTGTATTAGCAAGATTAAACGAAGTGCAACTCACCTCTTCTAACTTCTCTAATGCGAGAGGTATACAGATTCAAGCACAAAACGCTGTTAACGAATCTATACGATACATTAATCAAAGGGAGTTTCAATATCCCTTTAATCACACAACAAAAACACAAACACTATCTCCAGGAATTGTACGATACAGTATACCCACAGACGCAAAGCATGTAGACTACAATACAGCAAGAATAGTAAAAGACTCCACCATTGGAGCATCAGGTGCAAACCTCAGGATACTACAGTACAACGAATATGTAAATAATGAGTACGTAGTTCAAGAAGATGAAATAACAACGACAACACTAGCAGAAGCACTAGACGCTACTGAAACAGAAATAGATCTTACAAGTTCCTCAGGCTTTGATACTGCAGGGACTATTTTTATAGAAAACGAAGAGATAACATACACAGGTATTAGCACTAATACATTAACAGGGTGTACGAGGGGTGCTAACGACACAACGGCAGCAACACACGCTAACGGCACATCTGTTGCACAGTTTGATAGAGGAGCAGTACCACGCTTTATAGTTAGAACATTAGACAATAACTTTCTTTTGTTTCCGTTTCCTAACAGAGCCTACACATTAAAGTACGACTACTTTGCTTTTCCAACAGAGTTATCTGCACATGGAGACACAACGACAATACCTGCACGATTTGATCCTGTAATAATAGATGGAGCTACAGCATATGTCTATCAGTACAGAGGGGAAACAACGCAGTACCAATTAAACTTCAGTCGATTTGAACAAGGCATAAAGAATATGCAAAGCTTATTAGTAAACAAATACGAGTATGTAAGATCTACAATGATTCAACAACCTACAGGATACTTTAGCTCAGGGGCATTGAACTAAGATGCCTGATCTTTCGCAGACAAATCCTGCTGCGTTTAACTGCCAAGGTGGATTAGTTCTTAACCGTTCTACCTTTATGATGCAGCCTGGCGAAGCACTAGAGTTACAGAACTTTGAGCCAGACATAGAGGGTGGCTACAGAAGAATAAATGGCTTCAGTAAGTATGTGAGTGCCATAGTACCCTCAACAAGCTCCTCAAGTGAACCCATACTTATGGTAGCGACCTTTGGAGACTTGGTAGTTGCAGCTAGAGGAGAGAAAATATTTAGTGCAACTCCTGCAGGATCTAGTTGGACAGAAAGAGATACAGGCAGAACAAGTGCAACGACATACGACTTTGAACGATACAACTTTGATGGTAACAGTAAGTTAATAGTAGTAGACGGAAACAACGCACCTACATTCTTTAACACATCAATGTCGGCAACAGATGTAAGTGAAAGCTCAGTAGCAGGTTCTAAGTTTGTGACAGCGTTTAGAAGTCACATGTTTTATGCAGGGAAGTCTTCTACACCACAGACGTTAGTTTTTAGCGAACCCTTTGATGAAGACGGTTTTACAAGTGGTCAAGGTGCAGGAACTATAAAAGTAGACGACACCATAACAGGACTAAAAGTTTTCCGTGATAATCTATTTATCTTTTGTGAAAACAGAATATTTAAACTAAGTGGTAGTACGTCAAGTGACTTTGCCATATCTGCTGTAACGAGAGACATTGGTTGTATCAACGGCAACACGATACAAGAATTTGCAGGTGACTTGATATTCTTAGGACCTGATGGTTTACGAACAGTTGCAGGTACAGCAAGAATTGGTGACGTTGAACTTGGTACAATTAGCTCTAATGTGCAGTCTTTGTTTGACGCTAACCTAGCCAACGCATCTGAGTTTCAGAGTGTGGTTATACCTGACAGAACACAGTATAGAATATTCTTTACTAAGACAGGCACAGCAGAAACAGTTACCAAAGGTGTCATATGCGTACTAAAAGGTCAGTCGTTTGAGTTTGCAGAGATAAGAGGCATAAAACCCTCAGCAACGGACAGCTTTGTAAAAGCAGGGAATGTTTTAGTTTTACACGGTGACTTTGCAAACGGTTACATATATCGCCAAGAACAGGGCAACACTTTTGATGGCACAACAATATTAGCCAAGTATAGAAGTCCTGACATGACTTTTGGTGATGCAGGTATACGAAAGCATATGCAACGTGTGATTGTAAACTTTGCACCAGAGTCAACAATAGATGCAGACTTATTTGTTCGATACGACTTTGAAGATAAGAACTCAGCAAGACCTGCAGCTTACGAGTTAGACTCAGGAGACATAGCAGCCGTATACGGAGTTGCTACTTACGGATCAGGCTCTTCTGTAACAGGTACATACGGAGGAGCGTCACAGCCACTCTTGAGACAATCAGTAGAAGGATCAGGGTTTGCTGTGGCACTAAGAGTAAACGATGGTGGAGAAACAGCACCATACTCGCTAAAAGGGTTTCAGTTAGAATATCAATTAGGAGCAAGAAGGTAGATGGGATCAACATACACAAGACAGTCCTCATACACTGACGGTGACGTTATCACGGCTGCCCACACTAATGACGAATTTAATCAGTTATTAGCAGCCTTTCAAGCAAGCACAGGACACACACACGATGGCACTGCTAACGAAGGTGGTCCTATCACAAAGCTATTAGGTAACACACTTGCCTTTGGTGCAGGGACAGCAGGTACAGACATTACAATGACCTTTGATGGGGAGAGTAATGACGGTGTACTTAAGTGGATGGAAGACGAGGACTACTTTGAGTTCTCTGATGATATACATGTGGCGTCCACAGAGAAGCTACAGTTCCGTGACACAGCTATATACATCAACTCTAGCACAGACGGACAGCTAGACCTTGTAGCTGACACAGAGATACAAATTGCTGCTACAACAATAGATATAAATGGTGCAGTAGATGTATCAGGTAATCTTACTGTAGGAGGTTCTCTCACACTAGCGAATGACTCTGTAAGTATAGATTCTATAAATGGTGTTACAGCAACAACAGCAGAACTAAACATACTAGACGGTGTAACATCTACTACTGCAGAACTAAACATTTTGGACGGTGTTACGTCCACTACTGCTGAACTAAACATTATAGACGGTGGCACTTCTGCCACTTCTACCACCGTAGCTGACGCAGATAGAGTAGTATTGAACGACAATGGCACTATGGTGCAGGTTGCCGTAACAGACTTGGCTGCGTACTTTGACGATGAAATCACAGCAATGCCTAACCTTGTTACTACTGCAGCCACAACAGTTGGTGCGTTGAACAGTGGTAGCATTACCTCTGGCTTTGGTACAATAGACACAGGCTCTTCTGCAATAACAACTACAGGGCTTATCACAGGTGGCTCACTAGACATTGATGACGTTGTAATAAACGGAACAACCATTGGTCACACAAATGACACAGACTTAATTACACTAGCAGACGGTGCTGTAACAATAGCAGGTGACTTAACGGTAAGTGGTGATGATATCACTATGGGAACAAACACATCTGGACACTTGCTTATAGCAGACGGCACAAACTTCAATCCTACTGCTGTAGGAGACTTGTCTGAAATCTCTACAGTGGCTAACGATGATGTATTATTAGCTGTAGATACATCAGGTGGTGGACTAAAGAAGATAGCTAGAAGCACACTTGTATCAGGCTTGGCTACATCAAGTGCTATTGCTAATGTTGTAGAGGATACGAGTCCTCAGTTGGGTGGCTCACTAGATGTAAACGGAGAGGATATAGTATCCACCTCTAACGGTAATATTACACTAACACCAAACGGAACTGGTAAGGTTGTACTTGATGGCAATGTTAGTATTGAATCTGGTATCATTGATCTTAAAAATAGTGGTAGTAATGTTTCTAAAATATTGTTTTATTGTGAAAGTTCTAATGCTCACGCACAAACACTTATAGGCGCGCCTCATGCTCAAAGTGCTACAAACACATTAACTTTACCTAGCACTGGAGGTAGTGTGGATTTAGTGTCAACAGCTTCCACAGCCACCCTCACAAACAAAACGTTAACTTCACCAAAGATAAATGAAGATGTAGCAGTAACAGCTACTGCAACAGAGTTAAACATTATGGATGGTGTCACTGCTACAACTGCAGAGTTAAACATCATGGACGGAGTGACATCTACTGCTGCAGAACTGAATGTATTAGACGGTGCTACAGTCACCGTGACTGAACTTAACATCATGGACGGTGGTACATCAGCTACTTCAACAACACTCGCTGATGCAGATAGGATTGTAACTAACGATGCAGGTACAATGAAACAAGTAGCTTTAACAGATGTTAAAACTTATTTATCGAGTGCAGGGTTTAGCACAGACGACCCGACTGCACTTGCGATTGCCTTAGGCTGATATAGGAGAAAAATATGGCAAATACATTTAAGGTGGTAACTTTTGCAGCTGAACCAAACTCTGCAGGTACACCATACGTAGTATACACAGCAGGTTCAGGAGTAACCACCGTTGTGCTAGGATTAATACTAACAAACATAAACACTGCTCAAGTTACAGCAGAAGTGGAGTTAGTAAGTGATACAGGCAATAGAGGTGGCTCAAACGATGTAACCAACGGTACAGCCTTTCTAGCAAAAGATATACCAATACCTGTAGGTAGCTCTGTAGAATTACTTTCAGGAAACAAAGTTGTTTTAGAAGCAACAGACCAAATAAGGATAGACTGTTCAGTCGCTGACAAACTAAGTGGCTCACTCTCAATAATGGAAATTACTTAATGGCATATATAGGCAACACACCTGCTAATATATTTACCTCGCTTGAAACACAGACCATCACAGGGGACGGTAGCACAGAGTATACGCTAACACATGCTGTGTCTTCAGGTAAAGACATCCTCGTTTACATCAATAACGTAAAACAGGAAGAAGGTTCAGGTAAATCATATACAGCTACAGGAAACACAATAACATTCTCTGATGCAGTAGCAAGTGGGGACTCGTGTTATTTGCTCTATGTAAACAGAGCGATAGCTACACACACACCTGCAGACGCTAGTGTGGACGCAGATGCAATAGCAGGTGGGGCAGTTAGTTCAGCTAAGATTGCTGCAGATGCCATAACAGGTGCTAAGATAGCAGACGATGCAATAAACAGTGAACACTATACAGATGGCTCTATTGATACAGCACATATTGCAGACCTACAAGTTACAACAGGTAAGATTGCTGCAGATGCCATCACAGGAGCTAAGATAGCAGATGACGCTATAGATAGTGAGCATTACACAGACGGTTCTATAGATACGGCACACCTAGCTAATAACAGTGTAGGTATAACACAACTAAATGTGTCAGACGGAAGTAGTGGACAGTTTTTAAGAACAGACGGAAGTGGTACGTTATCTTTTGCTACAGTAAGTACAAGCACTGCTTTTGATGATGTGACAGCAGGTGACGCAGCAGTAAATGTTACAACAACTGCAGGGAATATTACCATTGACGCACAGGGTAATAATACAGATATAATATTTAAAGGTACGGATGATAATGCTGACATAACCATGCTAACACTTGATGGTAGTGAAGATGGTCATGCTACATTTAAAAATGGTATCACCCTTTCAGATGGTGATGTAACTGTAGCTAGTGGACACGGTATAAGTTTTGCAGCTACAAGTGATGCGAGTGGTATGCAAAACGAACTTCTAGATGACTATGAAGAAGGAACTTTTACACCTACAGGTGATGGCATAACTCTTACTACAGCATCAGGGTCATATACTAAAATAGGTAGAACGGTTCATGTTACTGTGGTAGTTGAGTTTCCTTCTTCTGGAAACTCTAATTCTGCTTCCATAAATAATTTTCCATTTACTTGTCAAAATGGAGACCAATTTAGAGGTGGTTTTGCTGTAGGATTTACAAACTTTGGTATTATAGTATTAGGTGTGCTAATGTCTGCAAATACAACAGGAGCAGTTATACACGACCATGATGGCAATGCTATTAGTAATAATACTATAGCAGGAAGAAGTAATAGGAAAATTATATTTGGAGGTTCTTACCCTACGGCATCATAAATTTATCAAGGTAGGATAGCCTTGACGGACAGTCCATTAACCAAAAGGAGAAAAAAATGGCAATAACAAAAGAAGTAATAGAAGATAAAATAGAAGTCGTAGGTGACTTCAAACACATACAAGTGCGAACAGCAACCGTACTAAAAGAGGATGGTGTAGAGTTATCACGTTCTTATCATCGTCATGCACTAGCTCCTACTAACTCTTCATATACTCCTGCTGAAACGGATACAGATGGTAAGGTGACTAAAGCTGCATCTTGGACACACGCTGATACAGACATATCTAAGGAAAGCACAGAGATACAAGCTATAGCTAACGCAGTATGGACAGATGCAGTAAAGAAAGCTCACAAAGCTCACATGGAAAGCACCATAGCATAGGAGAGATAAATGCCAAGAAGCACAATAAATGGAACAGCAATAGACCTTGATGGCAAGGAGCTAATTGTTGATGCTGACCAAGATACAACTATTACGGCTGACACTGATGACCAGATAGACATAAAGGTTGCAGGTGCTGATGATTTTAGAATAACAGCTAACACACTTACAGCTTTATCTGGTAGCAGTATTGTTGTGCCAGACGGAGGATTAACATTTGGTAGCACTGCTATTACATCTACAGGGGCAGAGCTTAACATCCTTGATGGAGTTACATCCACAACAGCAGAACTAAACATTATGGATGGTGTAACATCCACAGCGGCAGAATTAAACATTATGGATGGCGTAACATCCACAACAGCAGAATTAAACATTCTTGATGGAGTTACTGCAACAGCAGCAGAGCTTAATATCATAGATGGAGATACATCAGCTACATCCACCACTGTAGCTGATGCAGACAGAGTTGTTCTAAATGATAACGGCACTATGAAGCAAGTAGCTGTGACAGACCTGTCTGCATACTTTGATGACGAAATTACTGCAATGCCTAATCTTACATCCGCTAGTGGCTCTACAATAAAGCTAGTAGGTAAGGAAACTATATTTGTACCTGCATCAGCTATGTACCCTGAAAGTACAAATGGGTGTGCTGATTTGGCACAAGTAGAGTTAGGTAATGGTCCTGAATTAAAGTGTTTTGACTTTGACGCTTCTTCAGATGAAAATGCACAGTTTACCGTAATTTTTCCTAAGTCATGGAATGAAGGTACTATAACATTTAAAGCATATTTCACAGTAACAGGAACAAACACAGGCACAGTAAGTTGGGCATTATCTGGGGTTGCTGTATCTGATAATGATACAATTAACGCATCTTTTGGTACAGCCGTAGCACCAACAGCAAAAGCACATAGTGGTACAAGCAATGATATAAATGTAACAGCAGAAAGTGGTGCTGTAACAATATCAGGCTCACCTGCAGCAGAGGATATGGTGTTCTTTAGAATTATGAGAGATGTCTCTGCAGATGACCAATCAGGTGACGCTAGACTTCTTGGAATAAAGCTGTTCTTTACAACAGATGCAGCAAATGACGCATAGGTAAACATGTCAGGATTTGGATATAACGTATTAGGATTTGGTGGTTTTGCAAACAGGGCTTCTCCTATGGCAGCAACAGGAGGAACTACTTCTACATCAGGCAATTATAAGTTTCACAAGTTTACAAGTTCAGGCACGTTTGAAGTTACAAAAGCTGCAACAGGTAGCTTTAGCACAACTGTAGACTACCTTATCATTGCTGGTGGTGGAACTGGTGGTGTTGGGTCTAACTACCATGCTGGTGGTGGCGGTGGTGCTGGTGGTTATAAAACTGGCACAGTTAATGTTACTTCTACTGGTAATAATACCATTACTGTAGGTGCTGGTGATGCAAGTAATGATAGAAATACGCAACAGACTATTTTTGGTGAAACAATTTACTGGTATAATATAACTCTAACTACAAGTGATAGAGGTTCAAGCAGTTCTGCTTTAGGTGTTACGTCTACTGGCGGTGGAGCTGGAGGTGGAGCGCATGGAGACCAAGGATGGAATAGAGGTGAGACTTTTAATATTCCCGTAACTGGTGGTTCTGGTGGTGGCGGTGGTGGTTACACACATGTAGTTAACGGAGCATCTTCTGTAGGTGGAAGTCAAGGTAACTCTGGAGGGAATGCAGGTACATACGCTGGTGCTGGCGGTGGTGGTAAAGGTGGCTCTGGTTCTAATGGTAATAATTTTGCTGCTGGAGCTGGCGGTTCAGGCTCATCTACTGGTAATGCAAACGTAGATAGTGCTACTCGTGGAGGTGGCGGTGGAGGTGCTGCTTTATCTTCAAGTCAAGGTCCAGTCGGTTCTGGTGGTTCTGGTGGTGGTGGTGCTGGTGGACATAACAGCCTAAGTGCGACAAGTGGCTCTGCTAATACTGGTGCTGGCGGTGGTGGAGCAAAGGGTAATAGTAGTGGTAGTTATCATGCAAGTGGAGCAGGTGGTTCTGGCATAGTAATACTAAGATATGTATATCAATAGGAGAATTAAATAAATGCCTTATATAGGAACAAGCCCAACACAAGGTGTTCGTGTAAGATACATTTACACTGCAACATCTAGTCAGACTGCGTTTAGTGGTGCTGATGCTAATGGTGTTACGTTAAGATATCAAGATGAGGAGTATGTAGACGTATACAAAAATGGCTTGATTCTCAAGACAGGAACGGACTACTCACTATCTAGCAACACAACAATGACACTAGCATCTGGTGCATCTAACGGTGACAAGATAGCCATCATTGTGTATGACGTATTCAATGTAACTGTAGATGACGCATATACTAAGTCAACAGCAGACAGCAGGTTTCTAAACGTAGCAGGTGACACAATGTCAGGTGCGTTAGACCTGAATGGCTTAGAGCTTGTGCTAGACGCAGATGCAGACACATCTATAACTGCTGACACAGATGACCAAATAGATATTAAGATTGCAGGGGCTGACGACTTTCAGTTTACAGCAAACACTTTTACTGCACAGTCTGGCAGTAGCATAGTCGTACCTGATGGAGGTTTGACTTTTGGTAGTACAGCTATAACCTCAACAGGGGCAGAACTCAATATCTTAGATGGTGTTACAACTACAACTGCAGAACTCAACTTGATTGATGGGGGTACTGCTCGTGGAACTACTGCTGTAGCTTCTGGTGATGGTATACTTATCAACGATGCAGGT